AGTTACTTTTTTCTAGCCTTAGTGATGCAGAAGCAACATCTACAACAACAGCAAAAGACTTAGTGTCGTTTGACGCAGATGGCTTTACTGTTGGTGTTCCCGAACAAAATGGTTCAATCAATAATAGCGGCGCTTCTTTAGTGGCATGGAACTGGAAAGCCAACGGTGCTGGCTCCTCTAACACGGCTGGCACTATTACCAGCACAGTCAGCGCAAGCACTACTAGCGGGTTCTCGATTGTTACTTATACGGGTACAGGTTCTGCTGGAACAATTGGGCATGGCTTGGGTGCTGCTCCACAGATGATTATTGTAAAAAACAGAAATACCAGTTCTTATGGTTGGTTTGTTTGGCATACTGCATTTGGCGCAGCAAGCAACACCGATTACATCAACTTAAACCTGACTGACGCAAAAGGTTCTGGTGGAGCAGTATCCATGTGGAATACAACGATGCCAACATCGTCTGTGTTTTCGGTTGGCACTTACGGCGGCGTGAATGGTAATACAAATACTTATGTAGCCTACTGTTTCGCACCCGTGGCTGGTTATTCTGCCTTTGGTAGTTACACGGGCAATGGTTCTACGGATGGGCCTTTTGTATATCTAGGGTTTAGGCCGAGGTGGGTGATGATTAAGGCTAGTAGCACAGGCGGTGCTGGATATGATTGGTTTATTTATGACACCGCTAGGGACACATACAATGTCTGTACAAAAGACTTGGAAGCAAACTTATCTTTGGCAGAGGATGGTTACTCTGCGGACATAGATGTTACTGCTAATGGATTCAAGTTACGAAACGGTAATGGTGGAACAAACGGCAGTAGCGTTACCTACATATATATGGCAGTAGCAGAAAACCCCTTTAAGTACTCCCTCGCACGATAGGAGCAATTATGTTTTTACTAAACGGTAACCCAATCAACATAGACGCAGAGCAGACGATTAACTCTGTGCGCTATCCCAATCTGCGTAGTCCATCCCTGCGAGAGCAACTCGGTGTAATAGAGGTGGCAGACCCAGAGCAATACGACCAGAGATTCTACTGGGGCGTAGGTAATCCTAAGCAACTAGAGGATGTAACCGTGTCACCAGAGGATGCAACAGAACCTATTATTGCAAAGGGACTGAAGAGCCAATGGATTGCTCAAGTTAAAGACACAGCAGGCAAGATGCTGGCTCAGACGGATTGGATGGTCATTCGCAAGGCCGAGCGCGGAACCGAGATTCCTGCTGGCGTAGTATCTAAACGCGCCGCTATCGTGGCTGAGTGTGGCCGACTAGAGACTGCTATTCAGGCTTGTGCAGATGTTCCTGCGCTAATTTCCGTGGTTATGAATCAAAACTGGGGTGAATAATGGCGACAATCGTCGAGGTCAAAGGTCAACTTGACACCCACGAAGCTGTCTGCGCTGAACGCTATCTTGGGATAAACGCAAGACTCAAGCGGCTAGAACAAATTCTCATTGGCTCTGCTGGCTGCATCATTCTTTTACTGCTAAACCTTATTACTAAATGACAACCGTTGCCGCCAAAGTATCTACGGGAGAAATTGCCGCAGATTCGATGGTTAGCGGCGACGACTCCTTCTATCTCGTGGAAAAACTCCGCAGGGGAAAAAACTCTGTATATGGGGCTTGCGGAGATTGGGATAAATGCTTGAAAATGCTACAGGTTTTGGAGTCCGGTGGAGAACTGGACTCCGATATGGACGTTACCGTTCTTGAGCTTAGAAGTGACGGTCTCTGGGTTTACGAGGGGACTATCATTCCTGCGCGTATTAAGAACGACTTTTGGGCGATTGGGACCGGGGCAAATTACGCAATAGCAGCTATGCACTTAGGGTTATCACCTACCGAAGCCGTAAAGCTCGCTTGCCTGTATGACACCTCATCCCATGAACCTATAGACACTATGCGCTTGGGAGGGATTCGTGGCCGTAGCAAGAGTACCGGACGAGAAAATAATTGATGCTCTGAAACGATTGGGTAGTCCTACCTATGTCGCTAAAGAGTTGGGAATGGATGTCACCACCGTCTACAAGAGACGAACCGCCATTCAGAAGAAGTTAGGGATAACCCTACCCTCTTTTGCCGCCAAACAGGAATCGGTCGTAAAGACTATCATTCCTGATAACAAACGCATCCTTTCCCACCAAGTCGACAATGGGCGGGTTTTTGTGGCCTCTGACTGCCATTACTGGCCCGGTGAGGTAACGGTAGCCCACAAAGCCTTCATCGCCTTGCTGACCGAATTTAAGCCCCAGACGGTCATCCTGAACGGGGATGTCTTTGACGGCTCCAGAATCTCCAGACACGAGCCCCTTATGGGCACGAACCCACCCACCCCCAAACAAGAGATAGAAGCCTGCCAGGACCGTCTAGATGAGATTAGGAACGCTACCAAGAACGCTCGCTGTTTCTGGACTTTTGGTAATCACGATGTCCGGCTGCACCGCTATATTGCTGTCAACGCTCCTGAGCTATCCGACTTCCAAGGACTATTCGACTACTTCCCAGGCTGGCACACGGGCTGGCGAGTAGACATAAACGACGACGTAGTTGTGAAGCACAGGTGGCATAACGGGCAACACGCAACGTATAACAATACGCTGAAGTCTGGGAGAAGCATCGTCACCGGACACCTTCACAAGCTCCAGGTTTACCCGTGGTCGGACTATGACGGGCGACGATACGGTGTAGATACCGGGACTTTGGCAGAACCCTACGGAGACCAATTTACCTACACGGAATGTAACCCCGTGAACTGGTGTAGCGGTTTTGCTGTTTTGACGTTTAACAATGGCAAACTACTGCCGCCAGAACTATGCGAAGTAATAGACGGAGAGGCTTACTTTAGGGGAGAGAAAGTATAGGGAGATAATGAGTGACCCGATTGAGACAACACGGGCAGCACTAGGCAGTATAAAAGAAGCAGTCAAGGTCGGGCGTGAGATAAAAGAAACCGCTAAGGAGGTCAATACCTTCTTAGACGAGGAAGCAAAAGCCCGTGTAGCGTGGAAGCGCAAACAACAACAAGCCATGCGGCGCGGCGATATGGTGTGGATGGAGGCGGTGGAAGAGTACCGAATCATCCGTCAAATCCGCGAAGCCGAACAAGCCATGTACCGGGATGTAGAGCGAGAGTTTGGACGCTCCGCAGTCTCGGAAGTCAAATCCTTAATCAACCAACTTCGTAAAGACCACCGGGAACTCAATGACGAGTTCTACCGCAACCGTATGCAGGCCAGACGGGAGTGGGGTGGGATTTTTCTAGTTTCAGCAATCATCTACGGAATTTTCAAAGCAACGGGAGTCATGTAATGCTAAGTCTGTTATCTACCCTCGGCGGTCTACTTATCTCTGGATTACCTAAAGTTTTGGAGTTCTTCCAAGATAAGGCGGATAAGAAGCATGAAATGGAGCTTGCACGGGTCCAGACAGAGCGAGAACTAGCTCTTGCTAGGGAAGGGTTTTTAGCCCAGCAGAAGGTCGAGGAAATCCGCACAGACCAGATTGCCATGCAGGCAGAGTCTCAGATGCAACAGGCAGCTCTAGCCCACGACGCAAAGATTCTAGACAAGTCTAGCAAGTGGGTGGTGAACTATGTCGGGACGGTAAGACCGACTATTACCTACATCCTGGTTCTTGAACTCGTGGCAATCAATGTCTGGATTATGTGGCACATCTTCTCCCTGCCCGGAGTTATTACAAGCATTGACGACGTTCTCAAGTTCTCAGACGTAGTGTTTAGCCAAGACGAAATGGCTATGCTTGGCGGTATTATTGGCTACTGGTTTGGGTCTAGAGGATGGGCTAAGAAATGATGGAGTTTGCCGCTTTGTTTGCCGAATACCCTGTCGCCACAAGCCTTATCTTGGCTGCGGCGGCTAACTATCTAATCATTACCTTTGCGGGAATGTTTGAGTGAAGATTAGTGCCGAATGTCTAAAGATGATAAAGCACCATGAAGGAGTTCGTACTCGCCCTTATCGTTGTCCTGCTCTTTTGTGGACTGTTGGGGTTGGTCACGTTATTGACCCTTCGCATATTGGAGTCAAACTAGATGAGCGCAAAAACCTACCAATCCCTGTTGGATGGGACCGAGTTCTCTCAATGGCAGAGGTGGATTCAATCCTTGCAGACGACTTGGTTAGGTTTGAGCGAGGAGTGCTACGACTTTGCCCTCAAAATCTCACTCAAGGCCGCTTCGACGCCCTGGTTAGCTTTTCATTCAATGCAGGACTCGGAAACCTCCAAAAAAGTACCATCCGCATGAAGCACAACCGTGGAGACTTTGAGGGTGCAGCGGAAGCGTTTATGGCCTGGACCAAAGCCGCAGGCAAAGAATTACCGGGTCTGGTTAAACGTCGGAAGGACGAGGTTTCGCTTTATTCATTTCAAGAATCCGACTCTTCAGCTCAAGAGTAACGTCTAGTCCGTTCTTATCCTCAAACCCCTGTAGCCACTTTCTTCGCTCTTCCTTCGTTCTCATCTTCAGCACAAAGCGAGCTAGACCTTCTATCTTGGCTTCGTGTTCGGACATGACCATCTCTAGTATCTCCTCCCTAGAAGCTATAAATTCACCCCGGCTAACGATGCCGAGCAAATGTTTTATGCAACGCTTTTCTGGCGGCTGATACGATTCTAATGGCGTCTCGCTTGCGAACAAAGACCCCGAGGTGTATTCGTTTGTGGTCGGCGCAGATGTGGGCTTCATACTTGCCATTATCCCGCCTGTAGACCCCTTTTACATTCGTCTTGGTAGGTTGCTTCCTACGGGAGTTCCAGCGGTTCTCCATCTGCGTAGCTGCGCGGAGATTAGACATCCTGTTGTCTGCGGGTTTGCCGTTTCGGTGGTCGATAGCCTCTGGCAGCCAACCTTTATGAAACAGCCAGATGAGCCGGTGCTCCATGTAGTACTTCTTGGCTATACCAATTCTGATATAACCCCGTTTGTTAGGAGAGCCAGCCCTCTTACCGGCATACCTCCGATTCCACATCACATAAGCAGAATACTTGGCAAACGACTCCTCGGGTCGGGGCTTCCAGTACAGGTGGCCTCTCTTGTAAGTAAAGAGGCTCCTGAGTTCATTTTTGCTTATCAAACTCTTGGATAATCCTGAGCATATTGGGAGGTCTCCAGCCAGCAGGCTTCATAATCTTGCCGTGGTCGTCTCGCAAGACGGTTCCTAGTTCGGCGTCAATCTTCTTGAGGTTCGTGATTGTGACCTCATCCCACCCCCATTCGATTGGCAGGTCCATGACCTTCCCTAGACCTATTAAGACCCAGATAGAGTCGCAAATCGCATCCAAGGCATCTGCTTTCGCTACCTGCTCGTCCTGAAGGTTCTCGGAAGAGTGGAAAGCGGCCATTGCTTCTTCTAACTCCCCAATCTCCTCCCGCACCAAGTCTAGGTACAAACCGACCTTTTTCTGGTCTGGTCCGTGTCCTGCCGCCTTCATAAAGGCATCTACATCATAGAAAATGCTCATGTTGTTCACCAAGGAATGTCGTCGTCCATTGCGACCAAATCGGGTTCGGGTTTCTTCTGCCGGGGCTCTTGAACCTTCAGGCTCATAAACTTCCCCTTCTTGCCTTCCCGAATCCACGCGGCCAGTTCGTACTCCTTGCCGTCCACGTTTATCTTGCCCTTGTAAGCCGGAGCCTTCTCGTTCTCGGATTCGTTCTTAAACAAAACTCCACTATTCGTATTGTCGTATTGCATATTCACCTCGCTGCTAAGTACAAGCCCACATTACCTAGTGCATAACCTAGAAAGGCTATGCCTAGCCCTATTTTACCCTCTACCAGCAGTTGAACCGCTATCAGAAGGTATACAACACCTATCCCTGCAATCAGCCACGACGCCATTCTGACCACACGGAAAATATAACGACTCCGGCCATAAACAGCAGAAACTTGGCCGGTCCTAGAGAATCCCAATCCACTACAAATACAGTCCAGTTCATAGCCACTCCTTGTTTTTCAAGCTCCAATTAACTACCTGTTCTAACCTCTCTGCAATATCTATTCTCGGAACCCAGCCTAGAGCTGCCATCTTCGAGCCATCTAAGGCGTATCTCAGGTCGTGTCCTGGTCTAGAAGAATGAAAGTCCACCATCTCGTAGTGCAAGGGTTTACCCTGTATATCCGCAATCGTAGTTGCGACCTTTAGGT